TTTATAGCGCGACTCTCTCATAGCTCGGAACTTGCAATGGCAGTAGACATGACCGACCTTGGGTTTTCCAACTATAATCGCCAAAACCAACCGTACACATTTACCAAACGGTTTGTACACCCACAAAAAAAGCAGCTTCAAATAGTGTTTGAAGCTGCTTTAAATAACACTTTAAACAATCTCAAATAGTCGTCATCAAATCAAGATTGAAGTTTATTGCCCCCAAAGAACCAACCGCAAAGTCGGCACCATCAATCTTACGTATCTTGAGGTACGACCTGTCTGTGTGATTCTCAACAAGCACAACATTGCCTCCCTCTACACCAATGCCTGACACAGTTGCGGCTAAGGGTGTCTTCAACTGATCACCATCACGGTCGGTTGGCAACTGTAGCAAGATGTAAGCAGTGTCAGCATTGACGACTGTAACACTCATTCTCACTTCCAAATGCAGTGTATTGTTGGCATAGTTATGCTGATAATACACTGCATCTGAATTGAGCGTTAAGCTACCTCCAGCGCCATCATCATCCACCACCGTTGCTCCCCAAAACTTGCGCGTACCATGCAGCCGTTCTTGCCACGTGTCTGCGTCATAAGGCATGTAAGCACTTGCGCCTCCACTTGCCACGAAAGTCAATTCCGCCTTTCTTACTAGATGCGGATTCTGCGTAGTCGCATCGAAATAGGTAAGCGATGGAGATGCGGTGGTCGAAACAACATTAAACACGAAGGTATCGCCAGCACCGCGCTGTATTCCACTTGCAGCATCCACCGTGTATATCTCGCCATCAATGTAAACCGCTCCGGCAGTTATCTCCGCAGTATCGTTAGAAACAGCTGTCGTAGTTAACGTTATCTCGCACCCAAAAAGGATAACACCTTCTGGCCTTGATGTTCCAGTGGCCTTTAGCATGTTGGCAAAAGCCTCCATTATGCCACTTTGCATGTGTGCGTAGCTGTCCTCTTTTATGGGTCTGCCGCCTGTTAACGTAAAGCTTGTAATGTTCATCTTAGTATGTTTCTATGGTGTAACTCTTGCCGGCCAGCTTGTATCGATCTACCAAGCCTCTGACCTCATTTTCGTTGTACGTAAAAGCTGCTGGAATTTTAACCTTGAAATCGAAAATCAAGTTAGTCACCTCAGCATCCGTCCAACTGTAACTTTGCGAAGCTGGAGTCTCCGAGTTACGCCAACTGTAATCTTGCTGTGTGCCTTCGGTATTCGTCCAGCTGTACGCGAAGTCCAAGTTGCCAATGGCTTGCTCAATATAGATACCTCCAGATGCCGTTGGGTCGGATGCCGTGGCCCACTTGTCCTGCCCGTAGTAGTAGAGGTTGAGCATACGCTCCAAAACCATCTTCTGGACATTGTATTTGGCGCTGCGCTTGCGCTGGCGCGTAAAGTCTTCAAACGCAATTGCAACGCTGTTTAAAGGCCGATTAAGCGCATAGATAAACGAGACATTCACCGACTTGCGCAGGTCGTACGACAGCGTGCGATGAATAAGCTGGATGATATTGATGATATAGCTCGTCATCAGTTACCTGCAATGTATGTGAAGGTGTCGCTGAATGCGTTACCAGCTCCAGTACCCTCAATAATATAACCAGAGCTGCATTGATACAATCTACCAATGGGGGTGTAACCGCTTCCTGCATCCACCTCAGCAGTGCTAATTACGAAGTCATTGACCCCTGCTACGGCCTGGACGGCATCCTTCACATGGCTCAGATTTATCTGGCCATTGAAATTGACATTGCTGAAGGTGCTCAAGTAAGCGTTGATAGCATCTTCAACCGGATATACGCTCGAATCGCTGAGCAAGCTACCATCCGCCAAGTTGATTACTTGAGGGTCTACATAGACAGTTGCCGTCAGCTTCAGCTCATCGGCATCTGCTGTGGTGACCGTTGGGTAAACACCTGCCGGAGTAATAAGATTAACGTAAGCTTGCGCAGCGGTGACCTCAGCGCCACTCAGAGCAACCAATGCGCCACCACTTGTCTTGGCGGTCTTCAGCGTTATGGCACCATTGCTACCAGGTACACAGGCGGCAGCCGTGATGATGCGGTTAGCTGGCGTCACCGTAGCATAGCCTGGCTGGTCATTCACAAAGGTGAGTGTGTCGCCATATTGGAATAGCTTCAACCACGTCACCCACCATCGCTCTGTGCCATACACGTTATTGGCTATTGTCTCATCTATCTCTGCGCGGAACACATCCATCAGCTGCTCGAAAGTATTGATAGCCTTGGCCACCACGTAGAACATGAGCACCCAAATGGCAACACGGCTCGTGCTGCTCAGTTTATCAAGCAACTCTTGCTCCGTGCTGATGGTAGTGCTGAGCAAGCTGCTGAGCGTGGCACTTCCTGCAACGTATTGCAGCATGCCTTGGAATATCGTATCGACCGATCTAGCCATTTATCAGAATGTTCTTGTTATAGTAAAAAAGGCCGCTCGCTGCGGTGCCTATCCATAAATTGTCTTCGTAATCAATAGCCATGCACTTCACCGTGTCGTCCGGCATATCGCTATTGGCGCTGCTAGCCTCTTCGCTCCAACTATCGCGCCTGCGCACAATGCTCAACACACCGTTGCTTGTATTCTCAAACCCAGCGTAAATCACACCCAAGCTATTGGCAACCAAAAAGGTTGGCTCATCATTAGGTGCATTAGGGCCGCTCGTATCGTGCGTAATCCAGTTGCTGCCATCATAGATTACAAGCCCATCAGCAGCCGTGGCCACGTAAATAATGCCATTGTAACCAAACAGATGTACCACATCATCACTTGGCAGCTCACCACCTGCGTTGTCATATAGGTCAACGGTAGATGTAGCCAAGCGCCACACGCTCAGACCTGCATCCGTGGCCAACCATAGGTCGCCATTCGCATCAGTAAAGCCGTGGCGCACATCATCGCTATTCAATTCTGCATCGGTGCTGTCGTAGTTCGTATAGGTGCTCCAGTCAGCCGTGAAGCTCACGCCCGTGTCTGTACCAACCACGAAGTCGCCATCATACACGCCCAACCACTGGCAGTCATTGCTAGGTAAGCCATCACTAGTGGTGTAGTTAGCGTTCCACATGAAGCCGTTGAAGCGCGCAACGCCAGCACCAGTTGCAGCATATATAACACCACCAGATGCTTCAATAATGGAACGGATGCTGTTTGATGCCAAACTCCCTAAACCACTGGTGGTGTAGTTAATCCAAGAAGTCTGGCCATACTTGCGTCTGTACACGCCACTTAGGTTGGTTCCAACCCACACATCTCCATTACTCGCTATGGTCACGCAGTTTACAGGTCGGCCAAGGGGTATCGTGCTGATGTTTTCCCAAACATCAAACTCGTAATTATCATCGTTGGCAAATACCGTCTTTTCATTTAATGGAATGCGCTCATCACGGCTCTGTAGCTGACGCACCACCACGCTATTCACAGGGTCGCTATCAATGTTCAGTACCGTGCCAGGAGCAATGCTATCGCGGATGTCCGTAATAGTCTCAGGATTATCAGCAATCAGCAGCTGTACGCCCTCCACGCCACCATAGTACATCTTTGCGATGTCATAAATATTCTGCCCTTGTTGTACCGTTACCCTCATCTGTAATAAGCGTTTATCTGTACATCCTGCGTGGCAAGGTTGCGCACTCTGAGTATATTAAAGGTCAAACCATCAGCCGTAAACTCACGCTGTATCAACCGGGCCACTTCGCGCTCACCCGCATCGTTCTGATACTGGTCACCAATACCTACACCAGCCAACGGGAAAAATGGTATCTGACCAGGGCGATACAACAGCAACAACTGCTGGTGCCGCTCCGTGCTTTCTCCAAGAGACAGGTCGCCACCGGAGAACTGCACCTCTAAGTTGTCATTGAGTAATATGTCTATCTGCTCTCGTGCCATCAGTTAGCGCTTATCAAACTCGCATCGGCCAAACGGCCAAGCGTTACTTTTCTACTGAATCCACTCTGCCCATTAAACGTGGTGTGCACCTCATCAATCAAATAAGAGCCATTGCGCTCTGGGTAAATAGCACTCAACAGCTTAGCGGTTCCGCCATGCACCGGGCGCGGCACGCCTTTACTCATAAATGAGCCACGGTAGCCGCTGTACTTCATCAAGTTCACCTTATCCTCCACCTGTTGCTTTAGCTCCGCTTCGGTCAGGTCGTAAAAGTGCAGCGTGCGCAAATCGCCATCGCTGTCTCCAGCATTTACCTCAACCTTGGTATTGTCTGGCAGAATGGAGATGCCCTTCACCTTCACCTTCACATCCTCAGCGCGCTTAAACTTCAGGTTGTTGCTCTTCTTGGCTACATTCTTCTCAAAGTGATACACGTACTCACCAAGACCAGTCTCATAATAAGCCAACCCAACGTAGAGCTGTGTACCACGGAAATAAGCCACCAAGCCATACTCATCCTTCAGCTTCTGTAATGCCTGAGCCTTCGTGGGTACATTTTTCCTATCAAGAGAAAATGGCGAAAGTGTTACATCTGGCACATCTGTAACGATTGCGTCACCCACCAAGTACTGCACTACCTCCTTCAGCGTGGTACTTTCCCAGCTCATGCTAACCTCTTGCTGCGCGAGGTTCCACATACCATCCCAGCAAGTAACCGTGTACGGATGGTTGGCACTAACGCTCTTTACATAGCCTTCAAACTCTGTATAAAGGTCACCATCATACCCAAGCTTTACCGTAACCGATGCGCCTGCCTCCATGCTATTGATGGCAGCAAGCATATCCTTTTGGTTCGGTAGCTGAATAGTGCAGACATCATTTAGCGTTTTCCAACTGCTTTTAATGTCAATGGCATGCACGTAATTGAAAGTCAAACTTCCAATCGTTACCTCGCAACCGCTATGTGCTACAATAGACTTCATTCAGCTATCTTCTCAGCCCAATTATCAAACCAAGAACCTTTCATATTAATCACTGCATTTCCAGTTAGCAGTCCTTTTACTTTGGCCAATGCAATCAACAGAAGCATCACAAACAAGAACGGGAACACACTCAATCTCCAAAACGTTCTCATTGCGCCTCTCCGTTAGTATCCAACTCTAATTCAAACTTGTAATCGCTCTTGCACATCAACTCAAATGGCTGCGCCATGCTCACGCCTGGCAATTCTGGAAAGTTGTAATCGTAAATAGCCACATCGGTAATACCGAAGAGCGTGGTCATATCGCACTCAATAGGCAAATGGCTCTCAGCATCCAACAACTCCTTTATCTGGCGCAGCTGGTCTTCTGGGTAATCTTCGTTGCCATTGCTTTGCACCACAATACCGCGTATGCTGATGCGGTAATCATCCTTGGCCCACAGTTCCTTAAACGTGCCTTGCTTACTGTTCAGGTCTGTTTCAATAATGCGGTTGCGGCCTGTAATGGTCATCACAGCATTATCCGGCAGATCCACACCATCAATGGTAATAGGCAAAATGACTGGCGTACCAAGCATACTGGTGCGCTCGTAGTACAGGTCACCAACCTCACCAACCTGCTCTGGTGTTGGGTTGCTCAGTATTTCTGGTACACCAAAACCAACAGGTGGACGAATCCAACCCAATGCCGCATACGCTGCATCAATGGCCGCTACTCCTGCAAATGCTGCTGTGTCCTGTGCCACTACCCTTTGAATGTTTCGTTAGAAAATGTAGCTCCTTCACCAGTCATAATGAAGTTAGAATGACCTTTGTAAAGCGGAATAATTTCACAGTTCTCAGTTGAGATGAAAGCATATATTTCATCTGGCTTACCTTCAGTAAATAAGTGACCAGCAAAATTTGCAAACTGCTCAGGAGTGGTTTTATCATCAACCAGATTGTAACGACTTCCTAGATTGAAATTCATTTGCAATCCTCCTTTGGTAATCTTTCTTAGTACGAACATTTGTATATGTATTTATGGTTATTAATTACGAACTCAAACTTATTTCTGCACCACCAACGGCTCTCACCAAGGCGCGTGTTACCATCTCTTCAATGTCTGGCATCTCGCCAGCAACCTCGCTGGTGTTAATGGTAATACCCTCCACCAACTTCTGAATGTTCACCGTTACATTTCGTACACTCTTACCACCACCACTCACTGCATTGATGCCATCGGTAGGGTCTACGGTTCCACCGCCTGCAGCCAAGCCGCCACCGTTACCGCCAGCATCTCCTCCTGGTACCCTCAGCGGAAACGGAAGACTAAAATCTCCTGCCACTCCCGGATCAAGCAAACCTGCCATTGCCGACTGATGCCCAGCAAAATCAATCTTTGAAATACCAGAAAGCTGATTTTTTACATCCAGTAAACTAGCTGCCGCCATTCCAAAGTTGCGGTCGAGGGCATATCCAATACCTTCAAACATGCTAGAACTAGCCTCTGCAATAGTGCTGATTAGTGTCTTTACGCCTCGATAACCATATTCTATCTTGTGAAAGATGTTATCGGTTCCAGTATTGATGCCGTCAATAAACGAACTGATGTTTTCCCACGCGCGCTCCATAGCGGCAAATCCCGTTCTGTTGTATATAAAAGAAAGCGTATCACTCCACAGTTCGCTCTTCTCATTGAGCTGGTCAATCGTATTAACAGTCGTATCAAACTTGTCAATAAGCGTAGTGAAACCAGAAATAACATTTGGTAATGTTTTTTGGCCGATACGCACAAGCACCGTGTCAATTTTATTTCCTAGAATATCCCAAAGAATTGTTGCGTCTAGGTTTGCGTTCTTCAGCGCCTTCGCCATATCAAACTTGGTGCTATCAAAGTTGTCAAACGTTTGCAGTAAGCTATCGCCACTCGCCTTGGTTCTATCCAATAGCGCACGAATACCTTCAGAACCACCAACCGCTTCTTTAAAGCGCGAGAACTCCAGATCGCTCATGGTGCTCAGCTTCGGCACCAGCTCACGGGTAACCGTGTCCAAGCTCTTCATCTGCCCGGCATTGTCAAACAGACTTACACCAATGGCCTTAAAACCATCAATGGTACTCTTGCGCGTCAGGTCATTAAAGGTCTGCTTGGTAAGCGTACCAGCCTCGCGCGTGCTCTTGGCTGTTTGCGTAAAGGCGGCAAAGAGCTTGTTGGCATCATCAATCGATTGATTCGCAGCTGCCGCAGCACCAGCGTAATCGGTTTGCGTGGCGGCCAATTGGTCAAACGTGGTAATACCCACCTGCACCGTTTTGAAACTCGATGCAAAGAACTTGACCATGTCCTTGGCATCCATACCAAATGCATTGATGGCCTTACCTACAGACTGAATGGCACTATCGAAATTCGTCTTGGTAGCTCTGGCAAAAAGTGCAGTCTTTTCTACAATGCCATCTACCTCAGCACCATACTTGCCCGTGGCACTCTGAATATCGAAATATGCCTTGGCCGTATCCTTGGCCAGCATACCTGTGTTAAAGGCAGTCTTGAGAACATTATCGTTAAGCCTTTCGAGTTCGCTGTTGGGTTTCTCCAGGTTAAGCTGGCGCAGCTCCAAGAACTGGTTCTCAAACGCTGCGGCCTTTTTGGTAACCGTTACAAAACCCGTGGCCACAATAGCAATGGCAGCACCAGCGGCCACCATTGGGTTCATAATGGCAGTACCAAGGCCGCTCAGTCCTGGTATCTGGCTCGTTAAGTCGCTAATGTCTTTCTTAGCACGAGAAGCAAAGGAGCTGATGCGCGTTTGCGTGTTGGTAAACTTGCGGCTTACCTTATCGCTCATGGAGCTGATGGAAGATAGCCCACGGCTAACCCCATCCTGTAACTTCAATTGCCAAACAGATAACTTCATTGCTCTTTAAATCGAAAACCCCGACTGGTGCGCTTATGTCAGAGGCGTTCGGGGTCTTGTTTTTATTCGATATTGAGTTCTTTTTCTCGTTTACGTATCCACATTATTTCGTGAAAGGCATTGAGCAATTCGCCTGTGGTCAGCTCGTCCACCTTCAGTTGGTAGTTGCTGTAGTAGCTTACCTGTGCCTTTATCTGATACCACTCGTTATTCTCAATGCGTTGCTGAGCCGTTTGCCACGCCTCGGAAGAGAAGGCTACAGCTTCTTCACCTCTCCCGACACAAACTTTACCGCCTCATCCAGTTTATCAAGTACATAAAGCATTCGGTCTGCATCCTCAAGCATTCCTTTGTCTTCGTACACCTTGATTACCGGAAGGATAATGCGCTGCAAATCGTAGTTACGCACCTTTTGGTTGCTTGCTTTTTTCGAAGCGGCCAGTTCTTTGAACTTACCAATGCAATCCTCAATTTCCAGCGCCTTTGGCTGTCGGACAATACACATGTAATCATCCTCGGTAGTAATAGCCGTTAAGCTATCCTTGCCATATTGCTCTTTCCACTTTGCAATCTGGTCTGCACCTGGTCTGTCTGCAAATCTGTCTGTGCCTTTAGACACTGCTGCTTTCTTCTTAGCCATTCTTTCTAGGTCTTAAACGTTGTACTTGATTTTACCAGCCACAAACGGCATGGCTATTTCCATTGATGGGTTGGTTGTGCTGATGCCTTTTGGCACAGACGTAAACCGTACACCTTCCAATCTATCCACCTTTACTTGCCCACCTTCTGGAGCGTAAGCCACCGTAAAGTTGTACGTAAGGTCTGTAATGTCCTTGCCTGCTGGTATCACAGCTTGCAATGCTTCAATAGCACTTTGCAAGAAAGTGAACGTGCCGTTGTAATTCTTCGTGCCTTTCACCATTTCTACCGGGTCAGCTCCACGACCGTGCAGGTTCTGGTGGTCGCGCTCCACAGCGTAATCAACGCCTACTGTTCCAATAATTGGTGTAGTACCACCATCGGCCAGTAGTTGTACATCGGGCCAGCTAATTGCAAATGTTGCCATCTTTTAAATGCTCTTTAAATCGTTATTAAACTGAAGTTGTATATCCAACCGTCACACTCACTTGGTTTATTCTTCCCTTTGGTACAGCGCGCAGCTCCACATCCACCTCATCATCGCTCAACACATCTTGGTCTGGGTCGCAATACGCATCAAAACCGCTCAGCTCACTGTTCACAAGCATGTTACCGGCAACGCTTTCCTTGATGCGCTCCTGGAAAGACTTGACAACACTTGGTGCCATCTTGCCTGTTTCGGCATCCAGCTCAATGTCGTCTTGGTAATCTTCGATGTAAACATCATACGCCAAGCGCACCACCTTGTCAATTGGTCGGCTACGGCTTGCGTAAGCGTAGTCGCTGGTAAGTGGGCAGGCGTTGGCATCATTGCTCCAGTAATAACCGGGCTTGCCAACATGTGGTCTGAGGAAAATAAAACCTTGGTCTTCCAAAGTGCTCATTTGCGCATCGCTCAAAGCAGATACCAACTCGCCATCAGAAGTATAAGGAGCAACAGATGTTGCCATTCCTTTCTTCACCTTGCCAATGCTTTCTTGCACGCTGCATGCAGCCATGCTACCAAGCGCAGCTCCAACAGATGCAGATTCTGCAACCTCGGTTACCGTTGCGCCAAGCGTGGCCATGCCTCCGGTCTGTCCTAAGACAACACCACCGTGCTCCCAGGTAAAACCACTCGAAGCATCGCGCATATCAAGCGTACTGGCAACAGTTCCCTGCCACTGCATACCTTCAATAAGCGTTTGGAATGGGCGGTGAAAGCTGAACTCTTCTGTGTAAAGTTCCTTCAGTTTGGCAATGGCCAAAGCGAGGTCGTCTTCCAGTTCTGCCGTGTAGCTTGGCGTAGTTCCACTGTCAAGCACTCGTGTAATTCCCAATAGCTTGATTGCTCCAGCTGCGGTGGTAAGCAATGTCTTTGCGTAAGCGTTGGTCTTATCGCAGATGTCTTCCATGCTCACCGTATCGGCCACCACCATAATGTATAAGCCCGTACCGTTCACACCACCGAATTGGTTGGCAAACTCAAAGAACTCTTTGCAATGCTGGTACGCATTGGTGCTGTTGGTGGTATCGTAAGCGGCATCGATTCCAACCGCTTCCACCTCTTGAATGGTTTTGAATGGCCCAAGCACATCGCCCAGGGCAAACGAACCACCCACTGCAACGCCTGTTACAATAATACCTGCGGTTCCGTCTGTATTAGCGGCCACTCTTCCGAGGTTACCGCTTGTCAGTGTAGTTACAACTGGTGTTGCCATTTCTTATTCTTCTTTTGCTCGGTTTCTCAAAATGTCTTTCCTGTCTTTTCTGCGCAGGCTGCTCAGGTCAATGTTCTTGGTTACCGTGTCGGCAATCTTCTCTACAGAGCGCCCTGCTACGTAACCGCCAATACCCAACTCAAGCAAGGTCATCAGCTCCAGTTCAAGTGCTTCGGTAATGCTGTCATCTGTCCATCCAAACCACTTCATAACCAGAATAAAGGCAAACACCAACATCACAATCGGGCGCCAGTTGCGTTGCAGAAAGTCGCCTTTCATTTCTGTTTGGAGTACAGATGCTTGCGCCTCTGCCATACGGTTAAGGTTACTCATAACCACTTGGCTCAGCTCTTGCTTCAGCTTGGTCTTTTCGGCATCGGTTGTCACAAACTTGTCAACCGTGGAGCCAAGTTGATCAACGATGTTGCCACCAAATGCTGCAACTATCTTATCCCACATTGCCAATGCGTTTATCTATCCAACCAAAGAAGAAAACCTCTTGGCTTTCATCGTTCTCAGTAATGTGCTGATAGCGCATAAACTGGAAACCATCCAGGCACTTAATAACGCCACGTGTAAAGCGATTTTCGCCATAGCGGTTTACATGGAAAATGCGCACGGCATCAAATGCCGCCAAGCTCATCGGCCCAATTTTACCATCTACCTTGATGTTCTTGAAAATGCTACCACCACGGTTAAGGAAATTTACCGTATCCTGTAAGTAACGACCAGCAGTTCCTACACCTTGGTTCACAGCAGTATCGAATAACTCTTCTGCAATATCTTCTGGCAGCTTATCGCAGTTAAGCGGCTCCCAAAAGTTGTCTCGGTAAAAGGTTTGCACCATCAGTGCCAGCTTACCGTCTTCCTCGCAGCTTGCGTTAATGTCGCTAATGCTGTCGCCCGGTTCTTTGAGTTGATCCACGCGCGCCCAACCTTCCCACTGTGGCCAGAACTTGCGGCTAATGCCACGATACGTTTCTCCACCCCTATCGGCAGCATGATTGCTGTAACCGCCCTCGGCAGCTATCATGGCAACATACGCTTGAATGAATACTCCGTTTCTCATTGTTCTTTTTGTAAGTGCTCTCAGCCTTACGGGGCTTACGAGCTTTCTACCACCTATCTATGTTTGCCTTAGATACTTTTTCCGCTATACCACGTGGGCGAGAGCTGCGCTAAGTGGGCAGCTCTGCGCCCTTGAGCATGTGCGGTATGCGTTTACTTGCCTTTTTTGGTCTCAGACAATGCTTCTTTCAAAGCCTTCTTGTTCTCGCGCTTTTTTTCAAGAGCAGCAGTTGAAGCAGCAACAGCCGCTTCATGCGCTTTAGCATTTGCCTCTGACTCCTTATCAATTGCAGCAGCGTTGCCATCTCTTGACACTTTCAAGGCTCCGTTGTCTTTGCCTTTAAAGCCAATCGAGTTGTTGTAATCTTGAGCAGCGTGCTTTGACGCAAAGCCTCGACCATCTTTCGCCATATACACCTCAGCAAGCTGAGAGTTGGCAGCGAGCAGGCTAACACCTGCCGCTTTCAATTCTTTATCGTTTAATGCTTTCATCTTTGTTTGATTAAGCTGATTGTACAATTGCCGCTACTCCATCACCTGCGTTTCTTCGAATACGACCACCCACTTTGATGAGCGCAGAGTAAATGTCTCCTTGGTACGTAGCATCGCCTAGTGTCTCAAAAAACTGAATGGTTCCCTTCGCACGCTCTACAGCTTCAGCTTTCCAACCAATAACCGCTTGGTGGTCAGTTGTTGCGCCTACCGCATCTGGTGCTTTTGGAGCAAGAGCGTTGTCGTAAATAGTGGTTGATGTTCTCTCAATAAGAATTACACCTGCGTATTTACCAACCGTACCTTCTGCCATGTTAGCGATGGACTCAATGTGTTTGTTTGATGTCAGTACGAAATCCTCATCCTCCAACAGCTCACTCATCATATCGGTTGGAACCGATGCATACATCTGCCCCTTAATCTTACTCTTCTTCAAAATCTTAGCAAGCTTTACAATGTCTTCTTTCAGAAGCATTTTACGCGAACCAGTTGCACTTGGCGCAAGGTTGGTGGAAACTGCCGTACCAGTTGTTCTTACAATATTCGCAGACAGTGAAGTGCTCCACTTGTACAGCAACTCATCCATCGCTTGATCCATCAGCGTTCCAAAATGGTCTCTCAAAACAGACGACACTTTATCAACGCTGTTCTCCCACTTCTCAATTTGAGGAATGTGAGTACCATCAGTTGAGAAATCATCTAAGGCATACAATACCTTATCATCATTTCTTCTGGTAACTGTTATTGGCCAAGAGTTTCTGTTTTTCGTAACCGCTGGAGTGCTACCTGCCTGTGGAATGTAAACCACCGTACCGTCCAGAACATATTCATCAGCACTTACAGCAAACTGAGCAAACTCATTTCCATATTTGAAAAGATTCTCAACTAACTGGTCTTGCCAAATTTCAACTTGGTACGCCATAAGCGATAACCCGCCAGTAAAGCTTGATGCTCCAACTGCGCTTAATCCCCAAGCTAGGGTCTGGACAGTGAATGATACACCGAACACAGCGCCAGATGCTGCCATCGGATCAATGGAAATTCCTTGCGTGGCAGCGGTTGCGCTCATGGCGAAACCAACCAACACGGCCAGGAGCACATTTGTGAAGATTGCTTTAAACGTTTTCATTTTATTGTTGATTGATTAGTGATTACTTGATTAGCGTTTACTCGGCCAAGCTCTCCCCACACATGAGAAAGTTGGTACCGTTATAGAATAGATTGATGTGTTTAAGCGTGTCGCCTGCTGTTGTGGCCCCGGTGGCATTGCCTGCCAGGGTAAAAGCCCTGCCGTCTGCATCGGCCTCTACACTTATTACTGCTTGCGCGCCAATAGTTAAATACGGTGCTGCAAAAAGGCTCAACACATAATCATCATCAATCACATCCTCTAATGTGATGGATGTATGAAAGTTGTTTACGTAGATGGTATCTGTGTCAGTGCTTACATCAGCAGATACAGCGCTCCCATACGTTGGGAAAATCGGCTTCTGACTTACAATACTGTCAGATGTAGGGTGTGCAAATTGCAAGTACTTACCATCACTGTAAGTGATAGAACCCTGCGCGCTTGCGTCTTGCACTCCTGCAATTGCCATCAAGGCAATCATCAATATTCCAAATGCTCTTTTCATTTTCTCGATTTTACTTTTTTACTGATCCAGTTAAAACTCTCTTTCACTATGTAGCCGCCTGCCGCTCCGCTTGCTCCGAGCACAAATGCAACCATCGCATCTGCACCCATCTCTATCCAACCCAGCTGATTACCTAGAAGTGTACTCAACACTCCAACAGCTGACGGCCCAACAGCCTCAAGCTTACTCTGTAGGTAGCTCTGCATAAGCCGCCTTGAATTTGTCGTAGCCCTCCTTGTCTGCTTTCATGTAAGCATCCAAATACGCTTCGCCACCTTCGGCTTTCACCACCTGAGCGTATGGCATACCCTCAAACTTGGCTTGCAGCTTTGCAAATGCTCCAGTTACAGTGTTTCCATCTCCAGTATTAAGCTGTGACGTAATTGACTTGTGCGCTGGCACTGCATCCAAGATGCTGGTCATGCCATCAAAATCAGCAACAAGCTTTGCAACTGTTGCATCCTTCTTATCAGCAGTGAGCTTACCATCTTTGATGTACTCATCAACTTTGGCCTCAGCTTTCACCTTAAGTTCATTCTCAGCTTTCTGCTCAAGCTCTTCCAGCTTGGCCCTTACATCAGTAAGCTCCGTGCCCTGAGCCGTAATGGCCTCAAGTATCACTTCATCGCTGCTTTCGGCAGAGATTTTCAACTTCGGGTTAACCGAAGTCAAAGCCGCCACAATAGCTCCTTTATTCTTCATTTCAGAATTGATTGATTTATCCTCGTTGTTTAATTGTGTCTCGTAGAATGCGAAAACCTCTTGCGCATCGGCAAGCTTGGCCGTTGGCGCAGCTTTCTTGATAGCTCCCTTCACCTGTTTGGTGGCAAGCCCCATCTTTACCGCCTGGTCGGCAGTGATCCAATGGTCTTCACCATCGAAATACTCGGCCTGTACATCTGCAACAGGCTTGTTCATTTTCTCTGAGAAGACCCCGGCCATCTCATTTGACCAAGTGTCCATGAAGTCGGCATGCGCTCGCATCTGATTGGAAGTACCAGAGAAACCGCCACGCGCATCATGTATCATCAAGCGACTGAAGCGAACAATCTCTCGTTCTTTTCCAGCGGCAAACAATACCGTACCGAAACTGGCAACGATACCCTCAGCTATCGTATTAACTCCTGCCGCTTCAAACTCATTATAAACAAGCGAGCCATCTGTAACAGCTCCACCCATGAAGTTGCGCAGATGCACAGTAACGTTCTTGTGCTTTTCCTTAAGCTTGTTAAGGCTTGCTATAATGTCAGCCTCTTGCAATCCTTCCTCACCACCAATAGAACCTGTCATAAACAGAATACCAGTGCTGCCCTTGCTACGCGCCTCTATATGTAAAGGCGCATCGCCTGCGGATGCAAAAACAGGAACACCCACGTGACACGCAGGTGCTCCTGTCAAACCAAAACCCAAATCATGAACTGCTTTCGCTCTCATTGCTGACACAAATTTGGAGTGCAAAAAGCCCTTCAAAAAATCGGGTGTTGATTCTTCGGGAAATGCAAATGAAGCCTCCAACGCACACAGCAGAAAGCTGATGGGCTGATTTTACGAACCCTCTTTATAGGGTGAAATTTGCCTGTGATGGCAAAGCAGAGAAAACGTAAACAAGTGCGCTCTGTACGGTTAGAAGACCAGTACAAATCAGCCCGACAATTATACGTTGACCACGGCAAAGAAGCAAAAGACATTGCTGCGGTGGTGGGCGTAGGTTACCGCACCGTACTCAATTGGATCAACGGAAAAGAGGGCGACCCCAACCGCCCAGACTGGCGCAAACTGCGTGCTGCGCAGACCATGAGCAAGACAGACCAGCTGCGCGATATTGCTGCGCAGATACAGCAGCTCAACGCCAAGATTAAAGCACGAGATGAGGGCAACCGCCATGCAGACAGCAAGGAGGCCGACATCATCAACAAGCTTACCAAAGCATACAACTACCTGGAGACAGACCTTGGCGTGCGCGAGATTGTAGATGTAAGCATGGAGCTGCTGCCATTCATTAAGAAATACAGTGACGATGATGCCGATTTAATGAAAGGCTACTTGGATAAGTTCATCAGCGCAAAGGTGGCAGGTAACAGATGAAAGTACAGGACAGACAGGCCATAAAGGAGTGGGAGAAATTCGCCAGGGCGTGGGATACACGCACCGAAGACGACCTCTTTGAAACCGATGCCGAGCGCCACAAGCGCATTGCCAAGCTGGAAGCCAACTTTGAGCTGTGGGCCAAGTACTACTTTCCTGGAGTAACCAAAAGCGAGTTTGCAAAATGGCACAAGAAGTTTTCAAAATACCTTATCGCCAAGCAGTTCAATATCAACATGGCCGTTGCCAAGGTATGCCGAGACATGGCCAAGAGTTCTGTAACTGCATTGGTTGTGCTCTATCTGTACTACGTAAAAAAGGACTTTAAGAACCTCGGACTGTTCAGCTGGTCGGCAGACCAGGCAAAAGGATTGCTCTCACCAATTAAGAAAGCCATTGAAAGCAATCAGCGATTGGCACGAGACTACGGCAACCGTGTAAGCCTTGGCAGTTGGGAGGCGCATAACTTCCGTACAACAGATGGCATAACCTTCAGCGCATTTGGTGCTGGACAGACACCACGTGGTGAGAAGGACAGCGAAGCCGCGCACCGTTTCGACTTCCTCATATTCGATGACTTCGACCATCCAGATGTCTGTCTCAATCCAGACCGACTGGATAAGAACTGGAAGTACGTAACGGGCGATGTATTCCCAGCAATGCATGTAAGCGGCAAGAAGCGCGTGGTGTTTTTGAATAATAGAATTGACGAAGACTGTATCATTGAGCGCGCGTGGAACCACGCCACAGGCATTGACGGCTCATTACGCATCACCGTAAACCTAACGACACCAGACGGTCGTAGTAATTGGTCAGAAGCCTACTCCGATAAGGAGTGCCGCGAAATGATACACCTTGCCGAAGACGAAGCTCAGACCGAGTACTTCAACAACCCGGTACGCAAGGGCACCACCTTCCAAAAGGATTGGATGCACTTTAAAAAGATGCCGCCACTCAACAGCTACAAGTATTTGGTGGCTTACCTTGATGGTGGTTTTAAGAAAAGCAAAACGGCAGATACGAAAGCATTGGTGCTCATTGGTTTTATCAATGGCGAGTACCACCTGCGCAAGTGCTATGTGGACAATTGCAGCATTGAGACAATGGTCGCTTGGCATTACGATTTATACAAATGGCTCAACGAAAAGAACGCCACCGCCCAATGGTGGATGGAGGAAGTATTCCTGTTGGGATTACTACACGACCACTTTGATGCAGCTGTAGCCAACTACGGCTTCCGCATACCCATGCAAGGCGATAAGCGCAAGAAGCCAGACAAAGACCTGCGTATTGCCAACACCGCTGGCTACTTCGAGCGGGGCAAGTTCTACTTCGATATTGAACAAGAGCACGACCCATTTGTAAAGCGCATCATCCAGCAATACCTACGCTTTAAGGTTGGCGTAAAGAACAACGAAAAGGATGGCCCGGATGCAATGGAAGGCGGCATCCACAAGCTCAACGAATTTATGATGGCCCTACAAGGAGAAGTGACCATCGGCAAACGCGAACGCTCAAGATTTAAGATATGAAACTCACCAAGGAACAAACATTTGCGCTTTGGCGCGAGCGTGGCATTGAGCCAGCAGAACCATATCTGTTTAAGCTGACAACTGAAGATGAAACGCTTGAGACAATTGAACTATGCAAGGAGATTGCTAATACCTCAAACCTAATACCTAATGGCTAGTTACATCACCAGACAAGACTACATCGACCTTGGCATTATTGACGAGGAAACATTGAATGAGCTGACGCGATTCGATGACAACATCATCAACAACATTGAGGCAAGCGTGCTGGCATTCATTACCTCGCACATCAACAGCCGCTTTGATGCCGCCACCGAACTGGCCAAAACAGGCGCAGCGCGCCACCCGTTGCTATTGCGTTACGGCTGCGAGATAGGTGCGTACTATCTGCACCGCAAAATAAGCCCCAACCAAGTACCGGAGAATGTACTTGATGGCTACATTGAGGCTAAGGACTGGTTCAAGAAAGTAAGCCAAGGGTACTTGAACCCAACAGGCATTGCCACCTATGGCGATGGCGAGCGTGACTTCATCAAATACGGTGGCGAAACCAGACGTGATAACCGAATTTAAAGAGCATTTGAATGAGTAATGAACCTCAAATAAAAGAAGAGTTTGCCAGCCGTGGCCTAAGCAGCAATGGCAGCAGCCGCATCGGTAAGAGCTACCCAATTAGCAAGACCATTACCGTTGAGAGCAAGCGCGTAACTACGCAAGACATTGCCAAGTGGAAGACCGCCATTCAAGCGGCCAAGAGTGCGCTGCAACCACGCAGACGAATGCTGTACGAATTGTACGACAGCATCACCATTGATGGGCACCTAGAGAGCGTAATGGAAAAGATGATTGCCAGCGTTGCCAACAAACGCCTGGTATTTGTTCCGCACAAGAAGGATGATGGTATGGATGTGGAGTTCATCAACGAGAACATCATCAACACGCCTTGGATGCGCAAGCTCATCAAGTACCGCATGGAGGCAAAGGCATTCGGCCACAGCTTGGCAGAGTTGATCATTGACAAAGGCATGATTGCAGATGCCAAGCTTTGTAACCGATTGAACGTAGTACCAGAGCGAGGTTGGTTGGCAATCGACTACAACAACTTAGAAGGCAGCGGCATTGCCTACCGCCACGATAAGTACTACAAGAAATACTTGATTGAGTTTGGCGAAGAGAAAGACCTGGGCAAACTCTTGAACGCTGCGCAGTACGTTATTTACAAACGTGGTGGCATTGGCGATTATGCGCAATGCGTAGAGCTGTTCGGTATGCCGTTCCGTGAGGCGCGTTACAATCCATTCAACCCAGGCGACAGAGAGAAGCTGGATGAGGCAATGAGCAAAGCAGGCGCAGCAGGTTATGCGGTTATTCCAGATGGCAGCAGCATTGAGTTTCATAATGTCAATGTTGGCACGGGCGGCAAAGACCTGTACATGGGATTGATAAAAGAAGTCTGCAACGAGGAACTGAGCAAGATTTTCTTAGGCAACACCCTCACCACCAGCCAAGGCGAGAACGGTGCGCGCTCACTCGGAGATGTACACAAAGAGGCAGAAAACGAGCTACTGATGTCTCACCTTATTGAGACTGAGTACGATTTGAATTGGAATGTAAAAGATGTGCTCTCGCTGCACGGTGTGCCCAATTTGAACAAGGGTAAGTTTATGTTTCAAGAGAGTTCTGATATGGACTTGGATAAGCGCATTGGCATCGACATTCAATTGTTTAACTCTGGCGCGGTGGAGTTCCCAGAAAACTACTGGTATGAGACCTACGGCATACAAAAGCCAGATGGTGCAGAGCGCAAAGCCAAAGGCGCTGGTGGTTCTGGTAACAACAAAGGTGGCGAGCCACCAAAGGAGCCGAGCAATAACGATGATGATGAGGCTGATGCCAAATTGAAAATTGCAGCAAACCACAAGCCGGAGGCTGAGCGCAGTCGAAGCCTCAACGTAGGATGTTGCTCAGACCCACGCCATGCTATTGATGTTGTTGCTGCTTATAATCCAGATGCTGAGGAAGAGGCGTTCCTAAAAACACTCTTCGATGGCGATGGCAACAAGTACGACCTGCACACATTCCAAAAGAATGCCACGGCATTGATAAGTGAAATGCAAGACGGCTTGCAACCATCAATGGTATTTGGCGAAGCTGATACCGTTGCCGCAACCATGATGGAAATGAATTTGCAACGTTTCTCATTCAACAAGAACCTGGCACAAGTCTTAGAACTGAACCAAGCGGTAAAAGCAACCGAGACTTTTGAGCAGTTCCGAGAGGAAGCGAGCAAGATATTAGGCAAGTTCAACGAGAACTACCTACGCACCGAGCAGAACATGGCGCAGGCTGTTGGTCAGAACAGCCGAGATTACTTGCGCATCATCGACACGCAAGATGCTTTTCCTTACGTGCGTTACAGAACCGTTGGCGATGATAACGTGCGGCAATCTCATGCCGCGTTGGATGGCCGCATATTTGAAGTAGCCAAGAACGATTGGCGCAGCTTTGTGCCGCCCAACGGATACAACTGCCGTTGCTCATTGGAGAGCTTGGCAAGCTTGGATGGCAACCAAACCGTAAGCACGGGCGCAGATGCTGGCAAAAGCATGGGCGCAGAGTTTACCCAAATGCGCAAGGAAGGCTTTGCCGTAAACCGTGCAGACCTCGGTATTGTCTTCGATTTGAATAAGGAATATGCTGAGACCTTGCGAGGAACCAGCACTAGCATCAGTGGTATTGGTTACAAAGAAGGTAACCTTGACGCGCATACAAGCATTGCAGGTAAATTGTCGAATAAATTACCCGCATCGGATGTAACGCTGAAGGATGCGCAGGAGCTGCATCGCAATTCGCGAATTGCAAATGAGAATGTGATGCTGCTGAGTGCCGATGGTGACCTGCCTATTGGTTTGGAGTTTGCCGCCATTGGCAAGAACCGAAAACACATTAAGCAGTTTGACGCGCTGCCATCACTCATCCAACAACCGGATGAGCTGTACATGGTAACTGAAACACTTACCAGATACATTCAGCATTACGCAGATGGAATGCTAGTGGCAGATGTAGCATTGAATGATGGCAAGCCAACCATTGGTCGTTGGTTCACATCCACCAAGGATAACATCAGAAAAGGATTATTGCTTAAATCGAAATGAACCCACGCGCACCACATCCATTTAGTGCAGCTGCCAAGCAGTTCCGCGCCATGATGACACGCTTACCCAGCGATGTAAGTGTGATTGGTGAGCGCGAGGTGCGCGAGAACTTCAGACGGCAAGGCTACCTGACTGAAAGCGGTACGCTCAAGAACTGGCGCAAGCGGAAGGTGAACCGCACCAGACGAGACAATGGCCGTGGTATTCTTATTCGCTCTGGCAAGCTGATGCGCGGCAACAGAGCTTCACCACTACCAGGCATTGCCCGTGTAGTTAACTCTGTGCCGTATGCTAAGTTTCACAACGATGGTTTTGAAGGCGAAGTAAAAGTGAAAGCGCACAAGCGCAATCTATTTAGCCGAAGCATGGAGAAACGCAAGAACCGTATGCAGACCATCACCAAGAAAACGGGAACGGTGGAAGTAAGAGCACACACAAAGAAGTTGAACATGCCAGCGCGGCCATTTATGGTTGTGCCAGATGAATCGATACAGAAACACATCGAGCGAGAGCTTGAGAAAATATGGCTACGAGCATGAGCTTTATAAAGACCACATACAACGAGTTGATTACTCGCATTTTAGAGAAGCATGATGAAGTACGAGACGGCATGCAGCATCTCATTACCGACATCAAGCATGTAGACATTTATTACGGTCAGGATTTGGATGAGAAAGGACAGGTTAAAGCAATTGAACCTGCCAACCTGCCAGCCGTTTACATTGAGTTTGGCGAGATGCCGATGGAAACCATTGGCCGAAAAGTGCAACAGGCTCCCGGAACTATTACGTTCTACCTCATCAGCTCTACCAAGTTAAAGACCAGCAGCCCAACACCACAGGTGCAGCGAAACCTTGCTATGGATCACTTGGAAAGGCTCAACCAATTGCATTATCGGTTGCAAGGTTTTAATGGCACATGCTTTAGTTCGCTGGACAGAATAAACCTGAGCACTTACCAGTACGCTGGCCACGTGATACGCCACAGCATGACCTACCGTTGTCGCTTTGAAGACGACAGCGCCAAGCATAATACCAATGCAGCTGGCACGCTTGCCATGAATGAAACAGTAACCATTTTACCAGAAAGCTAATGCCAACACTAGAAACACATCCGATAGGCACCGACCTCAACGAAACCATTACCGTTAAAGACAGCAGCGATGTGCTGATACCAGATGCCAGCCTCAAGAAGGTGGAGGCTGTGGTCTTCCTGAATAACGTGATGGTCAAGAAGTTTCAATGGAAAACTGGAGGCGGCACAGACAGCGGCTTTACGGCACTTACCAACGAAGCGGCTGAGGGAACCTTCAGCCTTAAGATTGCAGGCGCAGACCAAAAAGATTGGAACGCAGGCATGATTGAGATTGCCGTGCGCAGAGTGGTAACCACAGGTAGCACCGAACAGACGCAACGCTTTCAAGTAAAAATGGCCGAGCGTGTAGCTGGCTCAAACTTTAGTTGATATGGGTTTAGACATTCAAACACCGGGCAAGGGAGATTTAGAACTGGAAAGTAAAAATGTGACCATTGGAGATGATGGCACAGTTACCAACCAAGCTGAAGACTACAGTCTTACTGTTGCGCCAGGTGCAACAGAGAAGTTGCCCTACGGAAAAGTAAAAGACAAAGATGGCAACGACCAGCAGGTGGATTACAAGCCTGCGGCTGATGGGTATATTTTTGAAGAAACAGCTTGCGCGAAAAACCTTTTTCTTCGCTTCAAGGTATCAAGCGGTGACGATACAGTTACAACCGTAACGATAGATTCAGATTCATCAGGTACGATTGACACAATAGACGCAGATGGTTTGACTAGCTTAGTTGTCAACGTCAACGGTTCACCTGTTTCATCTCCTTTCGATTTGGACGTTTCAGATACGTTAGGAATGACATTTGACGCAGCGGGAAGTGATGCTACAATTGAACTAAGCGGCATTTACACATGAGTAGAAAACTAATATTTTACGGATACTCAGAAACATCAGCACCAAACATAGTTACTGATGACCTCATCCTTTATTTGGATGCAGGTCAACCTTCAAGTTACGGTGGTAGCGGAGTTAATTGGTTAGACCTTTCAGGAGAAGGTAATGACGCTACGCTTATCAATGGAGTTCCATACAATAGCGCAGAAGGTGGTTATCTTGAATTTGATGGGGTTAGTGATTACGCTGAATGTCTATCTTGGGCAACGACACTTTCGTCTCCTATTACATTTTCTATATGGATAAACGTAGCATCTGGCTCGGCATCTTTGCCGTTTTGTTACGGTTTTGGTTCTGGGTATAATTTAAGTTACTTTTTTACCCGATTTGGCGTAATATATTTTTACATGAATAACCATAGCTGGTCAGAAGTTTCCCGTTCAATAACAATAGGAAATTGGGTAAATGCAACCGTTACGTATGACAAAACACTTACATCTAATAACATAAAACTTTACGTTAACGGCTTAGAGGTTGACACGGCTAACTATACTATTGACATAAATTCGGGTATCACACCACAGGTAAGGGTGGGCAGAAGAGTTGACGGAGGTAGTCCGACAAACTTTGAAGGAGGGGCTTCACAAACCCTTATTTACACTAAGGCATTATCAGCCGCAGAGGTTTTACAAAATTTCAATGCGATAAAAGATAGATATGGACTCTAAAAACTACACAGTCTTACCGATTGAAAGGATAAGCAAAATTGATTTCAGCCTGTTCGATGAAGATTCTAGCGAAACAGCTAGGCGTAATGTAGATGAAACCGAGTTCATATTATCTTGGGCTGGAGAATGTCCTATTGAAGTTGAAAAAGTTTATTCTCACGAACAGATAATTGAAATAATTCGTGGTGAAGATTGGACGGTTGAAGAAGAATTTATTTAATCAGCCACATGAGCCTATCCGCACAACTACTACCGACAGAATAAAAACGTTCTCCAACAGCGGCTAAATGCCATCGCCTACGGCAGACGGCTAGATTTAGCCAGGCGTTGTGCTTCATTAAAACGTCACTTCGTTAAGCACAACAAAGGCTATACTTAATGCTCGTTTCGTTTTTCATAGTAAAATTTTCCGTCAAAAGGTTTGAAAGAAATAATACCATACTTCATTGCAAGTCTTACTATAAATGGTTTTTGAATCCTTTCAGTAATTGTGGCTAATTGCTTTTTAAATCCCTCAATGTCAAATGTTCCTTTATAGAAATTACATTGTCGGCAACTTGGGTTATAATTTTCAATATCGTCTTTTCCACCTAAGTATTTGGCTTCTATGTGGTCAACTTGCATTTTTTTGTATTCCAAATCTTCGCCACAATAGGCACATTTGCAATCATATTTATTCCAAACCTTTTCTCTAAGTTCCTTTTTCATAGTTGAGTTTCGTTTTTAATTTCCGCACTAAGCATAGCCAAACCGTTGGAGAACATTCAATCAGCAACTGTTTCGGCATCCTCATCATTCTCGAACATTTCTAGCTGGTTCTTTGGTTCCTCTTCTTTGTAGTAGCCCCAGCCGTTGACAATTTCTTCGGCAGTACGAGGTGAGATAAAGAACTGCTGCGCTATCTTAAGCATGATGTACTCAAAGGTGTACATGCGCACCTTGCCTTCTTTCTTGGCGTTCCATTTCTCGTACTCTTCTTTGATGGCGGCACGCTTAGCAATGGATGATGCTCTGGTATTGGGATTCTTATTGGCCATTTAAATGGTGTTCAAATGCTTTTCGTACATGATTTTAAACTGCGTTACCAACTCGGTAAGCTCTTGCATGTTATGATCGTTGAGCTTTTTGTGGTACTTGCCTTTATTGATGCACCAAGTGTTGATGGCAAGCATGTCAATTCTACCTGCTTTGCGCCAACCCATTTCGTGAGCCATGCTGATGATGGCCTTGCGCATCTTGTCTCCTGGAGGCTTAACAGCTCCAACCTGTAATCCTTGCAACAGCTGGTACAGCTCTTGGTCTGTCAGCTCGCGTGCGCTACTGGTGCGCTCATTGGTAAACTGCTTAATGATGTTTGCCTTATCATCCATCAAACCCAAACTGTTAAGCTGAGCGTGGAAAGCGCGCATGGTTTTGTTTCTAGTGCTCATTTAAATTCGTTCTCGTAGCGTTTCTGACTGAGGTAGCGTTCGGGGTAAATGCGGTCAACGGTTACTTTAAGCTTGAGCCATCGGTTGTACTTGGGTATGCTTTCCAGTACGGCAATGCGCTCGCCATCGGTCAGCTTGTTCCACAGCTGCTTGCACTTCGTTCTGTTGCCTACCTTGTACTCGTAGGCATTCCAGAAGGCATCGAAGCTGAGGTCTGGCGGCAGATGCTTTACGGCAAAGCCTTTTTTGATGTAGTAATCAATGTACTTCTCATCTGTTGGTATGTTCTCCAGCAACTTATTGTACGCCTTGGTGCTCAGCTCTGCTCTAATGTGCCACAACAGCAGGCGACCAGAAATGGCATAGCCAAGCTCCACTTCGCCTTGCATGTTGGGGTGCGTTAGTATGTAGCGGTTGAGGTTCATTGTAGATTCAATTGTCCTTTCGGGTGCTTTATCAATTTCAATCGCGTTTCATAGACTTTTTTATTGATGTACATTCCTTCCTTTTGATCAAGCCTCATGAATAATGCTTTGGTCTTGGTTGCTTTGACGCATTTTAAAACCTCTCCAAAAGTGTAGATGTACAAAAAGCCACAGTTGGTACTTCCGCATCCGCGATGGTCTGTCACTTCATACACTGCGCCTGGTACGGCTGTTATTGGTTTTTGATCAGGCATTGGATAATATTGGCAAAGCCTTTCTAATGTTGTTCAACTTCTTTTGAATTATTGAAATATCAGAATTGACCCGTGTTAATCGACTTACTTTATCATCCCAATCTTTGGACATGCAAGACATTGAATTAGTAATCAACTGAAGTTCTTGTTGCTCCTTTTTTAAGTAAAAAAGTTGGTTGTTCATTTTACGCATTGATTCATCTCGCAACTCGCGCTCAGCGCTTATTTCTTTATCAAGTTGGCGGTCAGAATCAGACAATTGATAATTGCCTGACCCATCGCACCACTTTACGATTTGATCAACAAAAGACCACGGTTCACTGAACGTATATACACACGGTCGACCAGTCACTTTAATTGGTGCTTTCAAGTCCTTTTTTAGAACAAGCATGTCTTTTTCCAAAGTGCTTCTACTAAAGTTTGACTGCATAGCGTAGTTGATGTAACGGTCTATTTCATCAAAGGTCATCCCTTCATGGACACACTCACACATCAAGTGAAACCTGCGCATCTGTACTTTCAAACCCCTATTACCTGTGACTTTTCTAGGCATTACAAACTCGAAAAGTTCAACTCCAACGGCTTGTACTCACCGTTCTCTTGCCGGATAAAGATGCGCGCGTAACGCTTAGAGAAATTTCGGTCTATGCTGCTCTTGATAAGCTCCATAGCCTCATTCCACTTGGCGTGGTTTATCTTAAGCTTGAACAGACCAAGAACACGCTTGGTATCTAGCTTGCCATTACGGCTTTCAAATGCCAGATGAACAAGCTTGAGAAGGTCTTCGTCCACACCCTGCGCTTTGGCTGCGATGTACTCTTCAATCTTCTCTTTGGCAAAAGAAATGTTATCGTCAAACGTTAACGATTCTTGCACATCCACCTGTATCTTCTTGTCTTTAGAAAAGGTGCTGATGGTGTAGTTGCCTTTCTTGCCCGTGCGGATGTTGGCATCTGCCTTCATCAAATCGTAAATATTGTCGCACTCTTCAAACAGCAGGCTCTTTACTTTGCGCAACTGTGCCTGTGCTTTCTCCGCTTCGCGCACAATGCGCTCTACGGTCTTGGTCTTTTTCTTGTCGATGGCGGGTACAAATCTTGTTGGTACCGTTGCGCCACTTGGGTCAATCCATTGTTTACTCATCTTACTAGGTTTTAAAGGTTAATTGAATACTTGTTGAATTATCTCGTTTATCAGGGCGGCCACTGCGGCCACCAAGGCCATGGCAATGATGGCACCTGCAATCATGCCTTGGGTTTCTTTCTTGGTGTTGTTGGGTCTTTTTCTCATAGCTGTTCTAGTGTTTCTATTTCTTGCTGAACTTGTTTGTAAACCTGTTGTATCTTTTTAAACTCCTTGTTTTTAACTCCAACCCGTTTATTGCCTTGCCATTTGTGCGCCCGGTTGTCGAGGCACCATTCTAGCTGCCGCACAATCTCTTCTCTGCGCTGGCGCAATAACTTTATGGCGTTAGGGAATTGCACTAGTTATTCTTTTTCATGCCGCCACGGCCTTGCATTAGCATGTCTGATGTGCTGTGGTTGGGTAGCGTATTACCCAGCAGCGGCCTGTTGTTCTCCAGTTGATGGATTTTGTACTTGGCCGTGTATTGCTTTACACTGATGGCGCTGATGAGATTGCTCAGCCGCAGGAACTCATCAAACTCAACACCGGGTTGGCTGCGTTGGCTTTCCAGCTCTGCACGGTCGTTGGTAAGGTCTACCAACTCACGCTGCAAGCGTTTTTTCATTTCAAATTTCGTCTCTGCTTTCATGCTACTTCTTTGTGTAGGTCGAGCATCAGCATGCCCGTGGTTGTTTCTAGGTAATTGGTGTCTCTGAAAAAGCCCAGCTCGTAAGCCAGTACCATTGCCAGCTTCTGTGGCTTGCTGAGTTTAAAGCTGTATTCTGATTTGCGCTCCAGCGCCTGCTTGCTCATCTTCTGCCAAACCTCGGTAAGAACCGAGGCGTGAAACTTAGTGACCGTGCCGCCATCATTGAGCGTTTGGATCACATCTGGCAATGCGGCCAATATGACCTCGTGCTTACTTGCTGACAGTTTCATGGTGCTTGGTCTGAAGTTCAACATCAACGGCTGCGTACATTTCCTTTTCAGCAAGTTTCCACACCACCTCATTCGGATACACGCAGCGGTACGTGCTGATGAAGTGACTGAACTGCAACAGGATGTATTGCTGCAACTCTGGCGTGAGGTAACCAGCCTTACCAGCATGGTACATCTCTGGGTGCAGGTCTATGGTTTCAATGAACTCCACTATTTGCAAGTTCATCTGGTTACGCCACCAGCTCCAGAACGCTTTGCTGTTGCTGAGTAGGTTAATTGTGGGCCGCACGTTCTTGTAACGGTTCTCTAGCCACGCCACGCCTTTGTGGTAAATGAGTTGGCTGAGCCATTCCTCATTCTGTGCGCACAGCTCAATAAGGCGCTGCTGTGCTTGGATGTATTTGGTTGGGGTTTTCATTTAGAGTGGATTCTTAGAAACTTCAATCCTTGTTTAGCAGCTTCAAGCGGAGTTAAATGACCATCTGAGTAATAGATTTTCTCATAATTGGTCTTGTATCCTTTGTAGATTTCTACAGAGTATTCGTTGATGCGTTGATACGTGATGCTACAGTTGTAATTAGATTGGGCGCACCACCTAAATAGTAGATTGATTGATTTCATTGCTTCGATGTTTCGGGTTTTACTTTATTCAAACTCGCTAAGAACTCAGCGCGCTCTTGCATGGGGTGTTTCCAGCGCAGGAAGTATGAAGAAACTTTAACCCACCAGTAAGTGAGCAATGCGCCAAACCGTGTACGTGGTCTGATGGCCACATCCCAGAAGTCGCGCACCTCTTGGCAATAGGCATCCACTGCCTCCATGCCGCCAGTGGTAAACTTGTGGCGCAGTGCCACCTCGTGGTTTACCAGAATAGGCATATCTCTCCAGTAGTATTTGGTTGGGTTAAATGGGTTACCCCACTCATCTGCACCATCTGGGAATTCTTTGATTAAATCAGCGCCTAGCACGCGCGTGTTTTTAAACATCGGGCGGCCATTCGGATGACTCTGCTGCAATACTGGTAAAGCCTTGGCTTTTTCTTCCAGTTGCTTGGCTACTATGGTTGGGATTTTATTGCTCATGGTTTATTGGTTGTCCTGCGTCTTCAATTAGAATCCATTCATGACCTTTCCTTTCGTATAGACAATGGATTTTTGTATCGGCAATTAGTAGGTCGCCATTTTCATTCGGGCCATCAACCCTGTAATCACCACTTTCGTAGTTCGTTCCGTTCCATGTTGGCTTGTTCTGATCAAACCATAGTTCATCTGCATCACAAGTGCTCAGATATTTGTACTTGGAGGAAATTCTGACGTTTACTTTACTCTGCTGTGCCATGATATAGCTCTGCTTTTTCTTCGTTAATAGATATGATGCCACCAGGGCAGCGACCGCCAACGGTGGCCTGTAAACCTTGCACTCTGATAATGACCTTAGCAAGCTTGCGCGCTAACTTGGCGGTACTGGTGTAAGGCTCGTTTCGCTCTTCGTGAGCAACCAAGATGAACAGCTTATCCTGCTGGCGTTGCAGCAACTCTTTCAATCGATTGCCTTTCAGCTCATCGTGGTAAATGGTGGCATTGTCTAGCACCATTACCTTGGGTGCTTTGCGCTTGCTGAGAATTACTTCCAACTCTTCCACAGGCGTGTACTCTCTAAAGTGCAGGTTGCGGTTGTTGGGGTCGAGCTGCGCACGCTTTACGGCTTGGGCAAAGTCGTAGTCCATGCCTTCCTCAGCACTCACGTAATCGGTCTTGGCAAACTGACTGATGTACTCGGCAAGCATCAACGCAAGCGTGGTCTTGCCGTGCTTCTCTGCACCGTACAGCAACCAAATGCCGTGGGTGCTTGGCGTGCCAATTACATCAAGCCAAATGCCATCGAAAGGATATGTTGTGTGCTTCTTGCTCATTAGGTTTTTAAGCGTTAAGGCTCTGGCCATTTATCATTAGGTTCTTGCTGGTGCGGAAAAAAGGTCTGTGTTTGGTCGGGCGTTGAGGATGAGTAGCGATTCAGCTCTGCGTAATCCACCAAGGCGGCCACGGTTATCGTTAACCAGGCAGCGCTTTACAATTTGGTCGAGTTCTCTGCGCTCGTTCTCGTTCATGTTGGCGTACAGCACATCGGTAATCAGCTTGCGGTAAAAGGCGCGCTTGTCGTCTTTGCCGTTAGGAACCACGCTGCTGTACTTCTCTGAGAAGCGGCTAAAGATTTCGGCATAACCGAGCTTCTTGTTGTTGTAGCCACGGTCTATTTTAGCGCGTAGGCCATCCGCCCCCATCATGTACCATCCGCAGGTGCCTTCGGTGGCGTTCCATAGTTCTTTGATGGCAAGGAATGCGGCTTGGTTCAGGTCGCCAGCTTCATCTAAAATGACCAACGGCTTATCCATTCCATTGAGCCAGTACTTGATGGTTTCGGTTATTTCGATTAGCCTGCCTTTGTGGTCTACACCAATGCGCATGGCAATAAGCCGTAAGAACTCGCTCTTGGTCTTGCACTGGCTGCAATCAACGTAATAGACGTTAGGAAGCTTGCGGCTCAGGTACTTGGCGGTAAAGGTTTTTCCAATGGCGCAATCATCAACGAATATGCGCGCCTTGCTGTGCTCCTTACAGAAGATGATATCCTCTTCGATGGTTAGGAAAACATCTGTTTTTACCACGTTCCACTTTCTGCGGTTGGTGAGTACTTCCATTGCGCGGCCAAGGCGAATCCAGTCTTGGTCTTTCAGCTTACCGAAGTAGCTGGTATCCTTGCCTTCTTTGCGCTCTGCGCGAATGGTCTTAAGCGTACTCCAAACGGAGTGTGGTATCTGCCATTGGGTGGCAAAGCTTTTCTCTGTGCCAAGGTGGTTACCCTTGCGGATGAGCAGGGCATCCATTACACTGTCTCGGAAATCGTTGGTTACATTCATTGTTTTAGCGTATTGATTTTGGTTAGGTTTTGGGATTAGTTGGTCTTATTTTACTCTTCTGTGCTGGTGAAGCACGTTAAGCTCTAGGTGGTTAGCTATCTGCAATTCAATTAGCGCACCCTTGCTGTCCTTGTAATTGCTGAGCATGTAAATGGCATCGCAATCGCACAATGCTTTCACATCGGCCTTCATGTAGCTCTGCCAAGTCTGGTCGTGGTCATGGTTAATGGTCATTGGATTGACTGGCTCGTGACCCATTGCCGCAACATCGCTTGCAGCTTTTGCAAATAGCGCAGGCGCTTGGTCTTCAATTCCTGTAATTTTTCCACTGATGTAAACTTTCATTAGAATCTATCTTTTAAACTTTGTTTGAATGATGTTTGAATGGGTGTTGAATAGTCTTCTTCTTCGGGCAGTTCTGGCAGCACCTCAGCCTCTTGCGGTTCTTGCTCTGCTGGGCGGTGCTTGGCCATTCCTGGTATCTGAAACTTATCGTTGAGCGTCAGGCTACGGTTATCGAGTACCGCTACTTTGTTCAAGCCTTTCACGGTTTCTTTTCGGTAGCCATCAACGGTGTTGGCGTAGGCACTCATAATGGCACGTGCTTCCACATCTGCATCTGTACGACCAATAGTGCTACGGCTGTAGACTGGTTTCGGCACCGCCTCGCACACATACCGCTCGTTGTGGTAGATGTAGGCTTTCATTACGCTGCCATCGGTATTATCCAACCAATGGATGGTAATATCCTCGCCTTCCACTCCCTTCATTAACCGGATAAGCGTATCGCCTGTGGCAACTTGTCCGTCTACACCTAACAGCCACTCGCGGCTCTTGAAGCGGATGATGCCAACGTTTACGCTAGTAGCGGTGCTATGGCCCAACGCTGGCAGAATAGCACGCAGGTTGATTGGTTTCAACTCTGGATGCTGACGCTCCAAGAACACTTCCCAACGGGTCTTGCCCTTGATTTTGGAGTGCTCCATGTTGTTCCACGTCATAATGTCGAGCAGACATTGATGCACCAGCTCATCATAAGGAATGATGGTTTTCTTGGTGCCGCCAAGCTGATTGCTTTCGCTGCCAGCAAACGGACGCGCAAGCCATCCTTCGCGCTTCTTTTCTATGCCGTAGCGCAATTGGCGGAAGTACGCCTCAATACGCTTGGCTCTTGCTTTGTTGGCTTCAATCCTCACTCGGCTAAACATCTGACCTTCGCGCAAGAAGGTTTCTTTGAATGAACTGTTGAGCGAGCTTTCAGCCTCCAGTTCGTATGGTAGCGGCATTCCCCACTCGTGGTAATTTCGTACCATCTGCTGGTAGAAATCGAGGATGATACCCTCTTTGCTCTTGCCGTGTACCCAAGTGGTAATGGCCTCACTGCCGAGGTCAACGCCCAAGTACCACCACATACGCTTGCCTGGTTCGTACTCGAAAGGTGGTTGGCGGTCATCAATGGAGATGATCTCGCCCGCAAACTCTGGTTGCTTGAGCGAGTGGTGTACGCTGTACTTGTTCATGTACTTCTGTCGGTCGCCACTACGCACATGGTGCGTAGCAATACGGCTCTGCCATTGGGTCAGGTATCGCTTAACCGTACTAGTGCTAATGCTGGCGTAACCATCTGTGGTGTACTGCTCGCCTGTTTCGGCATTGAACACTTCTAGCTGTCCACGCAAGAAAGCATCGTACTGACCAGCAACTTCTGTAGCTGTTGGCTTGTGGCTTTGGCTTGCAAAGAGGTCGTTGAGTAGTTGCAGCACTTGCTCATCTACCTTGGCAGCGTTCTTTTTGGCGTTGCCCTTGGCATCCTTAATGAGTGAGATGAAACCAATGCGCTCAAATTCTGTCATAGCTTGCTTGAACCTGCGCGCATTGGTTGGGAGCTTGTGTCTCATGCCTGCCTTTGCTTGCAGGTGCTCCTGGTATGTGTTGGCATCTGTGCAAAGCGTTTGAGTGATGCCTTGCAGGCTGCCGTTCTTGCTTTGTCGTTCAGCAATTCGCGCATCGCGAAGTCTGAAAATAGCTTTCATCACACTTGCGTTGATGATGTACTGCTCAATGCTATCTGGCTTGAGGTAGCTGCCATCCGGGTACTGCCAGTTGTGGTAGAACTCCACGGCCTCGGTATCAACCTCGTAATAGTTGTCTAATAGGTGGTCTGGTTTGCGTGGGTCGCCAATTTGCTCTTGCACTTTTTTATCAAGAGTATCAAAGTCTACAAGCAAAGAATTGCCATAGCAGCCACGTTGCAGGCGTTTCATTCCGTAGTTCAACTTCTTGTCTCGCCAAAGCTTTTGGTACAAAGCTTTTTCTGATGGAAAAAAATCTGGCACAAGTAAATGAACCGGAACTCCAACCTTATTTCCTTGCACTTGTAGCATTATCCTCCGTGTTGAACTTTGTCGTTTTCGATTGCGGATACTGTAGTTGTTCCTGCGTTTTGCGTAGACGGTACCGTTGGCGGGTCAGCCACTAAGGTTCCAGAGACTGGGTCAATCACATCATGGATATGGCTATTGTGGTCGTCCACAAGTCCGCTTATTGCATCCTCAATAGAATTGAGCCTATCAACTATGTCGTCAATCTTAATGAGGCTACCGAAGTTGTTGCCGTTCAGAAATACAGTACCATCATCGTTTACTTGTAAACTGGTACTGTTCTCAGTCTTAACGTGCCAGCTTTCGACCTTGCTGAACCGAGACACAAAAAGTTGATTGTCGTTGTGATTGATGGGCGATACAATTACGAAGCTGTCAACAGCTGGAATACTTACCACGCCTTCATCATTGCCATCAATAGTAGCACGAAGGCGAACCTTGTAAAGTGTTGCACCGCCATCTACTGGCTCTACCGTACACGTGTCTGTACCATCGACTGCCGTAATCTGACCGACTACAGAGCCGGGTATCCATGTCTTGCAAAGACGTTGAAGTATCTCTCTAAATTCGTTTTGAGCCATTTCAGTTACTTTTGATGGGTGTTATTATATCGTATCACCTTAGAATGGATAGTACCGCTAACGGATAGCTCTAGTGCTTATCTTGATTCGAAATCCACTGTTTACCTACACACCATTGCAACAGCCAAACAGTATTGGAAAATGGAATCTGAATTGCTATCTCGCGACTCTGACCAAGAGAGTGTTTGTAAACTTCTCCTAACCTTACGGGTCCATACCGAAGCGGAGCTAGTTTCCGTGATAGCCATCCTAAGAAACTGGAGCGATGTAATTTTTGCTTCCGAAGGAACTCCTCTCTTTTTGCGCGTGGAGAAGTTGGCTCAGTAAGCCATCCTTTTGATTCTTCAGAAGCGTATCTAATTTTTGAAAATGATTCCATGATTATTTGTTTTGGTTTTGGTTTGCGTCAATAGCGAGGTAGATTACCCAGCCCATGAAAATTCCAATTGCGATAAATGCGCCTAGCATGATGATGGGTTGACATCTGTTAGAGACTCAGTCTTAATTGAATCGCATAACTCTTGCAGCTCTTTTTCTTCCTGCTCTTTTCTAACTGCGTTCAATGCCTCTATGGCACGGAATAGGCGCTTGCTCTTGAAGTGTCCGGTGGCAATGGCAGAAACAGCACTGCTTGTTACATTGAATTTTTTAGCAATAATGGTGAGGTCGCCATGCTTCAGGTAAGTCGTGTCTGGTTTTTGGTGCATTTGATTTACTAACTTTGAATTAATAGCACAAATATATGAGCTATTAATCTATGATTCCAAGTTTTGGAGAGTAAAAAAACTCATATCAAAAAAAGAATGCTGCAATACCTTAAGTATCAAGGCGTTAGTAAGTATCAATTTTACAAGGAATCTGGCATATCTAACGGAATGCTAGATAAAAATCGCGGAGTTAGCGAGGAGAATATTCTTAAATTCCTAGAGTTTGCACCAGAAATACGAGTAGAATGGCTCATAACTGGCTCAGGTACGTGGTTTAAGAAGGATGAGAAAGATCATTACAGACAATTGTTAGCTCAAGAAGAAGATACAACGTATAATGCTGCTAGTCGAGAAACTAATACCGTTCAACGATTATCAATGGATGAGTGGATGAATGATGTCAATGAGCAACTAACCAACTTGCAACAAGAACTAAAAATCATTAACGATAAACTAAACCAGAAGCAATGAAAAAGCTACTTACATCACTTGCTATTTTAGCGGCAGCTACATCAAGCGCGCAGATAACACTGGAGCATACGTACAGTGACGGAAATGCAAGCACCCTTTATTGGGGAATGGAAGGATACCAAGTATTTAACTCCGTGAGTCAGGTATGGAAGCATTACAGCCCGAATCATCAGTTGATTAGAACCATAAACATTCCGACCATCCCCGGTCATGTGATGTATATTCCACCGCAATACTATGGCACTGGATTATTTAACACTGATAGCGACTTGGAATACTTGGCGTACTACTATGAAGAAGGAACGAACAATCGAATCATTCGAGTTTACAAAGAAAGTGGCACGCAACTTCTTACCAAATCATGTGACAACTGTAGTGCTGTAGTGGCAGAAGTGGCTGGAGACCCTAAGCTTATAATAAGTATATCTTCCGTGTCAGAGGTTTATTCTTTAGGTGGCACATGGCCATTACAGACAGATGTTGATGAACCAGATACTCGGAGCCGTTTTAACATGTATCCAAATCCATCAAGCGAGATGGTATCCTTCGAAATAACAGAACCGGGCAGCATTGAGTTAATCAATATGCACGGGCAAGTAGTAAGCTCTGTACCAACCAATGATGTTGGCACCATTACACTACCAGTATCTGGCATGGTAGCTGGCACATACTTGGTACATGTTAACGGGCAATTTGCAGAGCGTTTAATCATCAGATAATCGAATTTTAAATACAAAACGTGCGCAATTCATACCGCACACACAAATTTTAGAGGCCGTAATTGGCCTCTTTTTGTGCTTAATAGTCACGCTTTCAAGCACTTACAACGCAAAGACTAATGCGCCAACCATGTATTAAGGGGGTGTTTATCGTTCATTTCATGCACTTTTAGCCGTTTTTCAAGCCATTAACAGGGGGTTAACGGGTACTGTTTTAACGGTCAGATGTAGAACCAACTGTAGAACCAACTGTAGAACCAACATACGAAGAGGGCGTTTCACCCAATTGTTGTAGTACACAATAAAGTCACTTTGTAAAGAAGGTGTTTAACGGCTATATCTCGCTGTATACGGGCGTTACAGCGTTTGCAGGCTAACTGTGGTGGCCTGCATATTTAAACGTTGCTTAAATGCGGATTAAATGCTTATGGCTGCACATTCCGTTTGTTCGGCCAATTATGGTCAAACGTTCTGTATCCTAATGTTTACGGGCTTTTCGGGCAAATTATGGTAATACTGTTGTTGTGTACAATCTGTTTAGGCCCTTATA